ATCCTGGCCAATCGCAAATCACTTGACAACATCCACAAGCATCATTCCTTTGCAAAAGATGGACTTGTTAAACGTTCTTGGTTGGACAGGGTTATGCGCACGTTTTGGATACCAGAAGCAACTGGCATCCTACGTGCTGCTCATCTGCCGAAAAACTAAAGGGCCCCTCCCTGGTGCCCATGCAGTGCGCTCATCCAAAGATTTTAGAAGATATGGATGAGGGTTGCCTAATTAACCGGTTTCCTGAGCACAGGGAGGAAGCACATTTAAAACGCACTGTTTTGTTCGCTAGACCACATTTCGAACAATTATTTTCTCCATTAGAGCATTGCAATTGTTCTTGCAATCAGATTATCTCTGTCACAAATCGTGTTCTTGGCAGAGTTCCTAGACCTACACCTGAAGGTCTTGCTATGCTCTATCGATCCGCCCGCCGTATCTCTAACTATTTGCCTAAGCTTTCTCCTGATGACTATTTTGTTTTACCTAATCACTATTCGGGAGCTAAGCGAAGGCGTTATTATGAGGCCACTCTTAGGCTTCTCCGTGATGGCGAATTTAAATCTGATTGCTACTGCACTATGTTTGTTAAGCGTGAAAATTTTAATCCTAACTCTAAAGTCAACCCAGATCCACGACCCATTCAATTCCGTGGTGCTAAGTATTGTGTTGCTCTTAGTAGATATCTGAAACCTATTGAACCACACCTATATTCATTAACTGGTGATGGTAGTTGGCTGCCAAGCACTCGAGTTATTGGAAAAGGCTTGAATCAAGTTCAACGCGCTATGCTTTTGAAACGTAAGCTGGAATTGTTTCACTCACCAGTCATCCTGGGCATAGACGCTTCTAGATTCGACAAACACGTTTCTCTGGAGCTTTTACAAGTTGAACATTTTGTTTATTTACAATGCATTAATGATCCTGAATTTCAGAGATTACTGAACAAACAACTGCGCAATAAGTGCTTTTCCCGTGATGGTCTTAAATATACAACTCGCGGAAGACGCATGTCTGGAGATATGAACACAGCATTAGGCAATTGTCTATTAATGATAATTATGGTCGCCGCTTATTTCAATCAATATCCTAATCTTCACTGGGATGTTCTGGTTGACGGGGATGATTGCTTATTGATAATTGAAGAGGAGGTTCTCCAACATGTGTTAAATACTTTACCACAAACTTTTCTGACCTTTGGCCATGAAATACGCATCGAAAACATTGCACGATCTATGGCTGAAGTTGTTTGGTGC